TATGCTTTTGTAATTTTATTATTAATAAAATGGGATAATGAGGAAATCTAATGGAAATTGTAGTAGCATTGTTAATGATAGTAAATAATGAAATTAAAGAACATAGAATACAAACGTCTATGTCAGAATGCTTAAAAGGTAAAAGACTTGCTATGAGAACAAATAAAAATAATAATATTCAATATCAATGTATAAAATCTAAAGCAGAATTAGAAAATAATATTGATGGTAGTAAATCTATAAAAAAACTTATACTAGAATAATGAAATTTATTTTAGCATTTTCAATTTGTTCAGCAATCACAGGATTTTGCAATAGTACTTTGACTGTTGATAAACAATTTAATTCATGGTCAGAATGTGTTATAGCTGGTAGTCAATTAACTATTGCTTATGCTGAAAAAATGGAAGAAAAAGTAAATAAGAATAAATTATATATTACTTATTTCTGCAATGAAAATCACTCTAACAAAACCCCAACTTAAAGTAAGTAGTTCAGAAGCTAGATTTAGAGTTTTAATATCAGGTCGTAGATTTGGTAAAACTTATTTAGCTGTAACTGAAATGATGAAATATGCTTGTCAACCAAATAGAAAGATTTGGTATGTAGCACCAACATTTAAAATGGCCAAAGAGATTGTGTGGGGTACTCTTAAAGAAATGCTTAATCAGTTTAATTGGATTGAGGATATTAACGAAACTACAATGACTATAACTATAAGAAAAACTAATAGTCAAATATCATTAAAGGGTGCTGATAATTATGACTCATTAAGAGGTACAGGATTAGACTTTTTAATATTAGACGAATTTGCAGATATAGATAAACGTACTTGGTACGAGGTCTTGAGAGCAAGTATATCTGATAAATTAGGCCATGTACTATTTTGTGGTACACCAAAGGGATATGGTAATTGGAGTTATGAATTATATTTAAAAGGTAAGCAAGATAATGAATGGGATAGTTTCCAATACACGACTATTCAAGGTGGTATGGTTACACCAGAAGAAATAGAACAAGCTAAACAAGATATTGATATTAGAACTTTTAGACAAGAGTTTGAGGGTACTTTTGAAAATTATGCTGGTTCAGTTTATTACAATTTCCACCCTGTAGATAATGTTGTAAAACGACAGATAGATTGGGAAAAGCCTTTACATATTGGAATGGACTTTAACGTTGACCCAATGTCAGCTTGTGTTGGTCAGATAGAAAAAGATAAAGTTTATTTTGTAGATGAAGTAATCATTTATGGAAGTAATACTGATGAAATGGTGCAAGAACTAAGAGATAGATATGGAACTAAAATGCAAATATTTATATATCCAGACCCAGCTTCTAAACAACGAAAAACATCTGCTGGTGGTAGAACTGATTTATCTATTTTACAAAATGCTGGATTTAAAGTTAAGGTCAAACATAAACACCCAGCTATACGAGATCGAGTCAATGCTGTGAATAGTAGGCTCAAAGATTCTAATGGCAAAAGACATATTTTTGTTTCACATTCTTGCAAAACCTTGATAAAAGGTTTACAAAGACAAATATACAAGGAGAATACAAATATTCCTGATAAGGAAGATGGATTCGATCATATGAATGACGCACTTGGTTATATGATTGATTATTTAAAACCATTGACTACTCAGACAAGATTTAACACTCCTACAAGATGGACAATGAAGTAATTTATGGCATACACTAGAGATCAAGCAATAGACACCCACAAAGACTATTCTGAAACAATTAATAATTGGGAGTATTACATTAGATCATATAATGGTGGCTATGACTATATGATAGGCCAATATCTAAACAGATATAATTTAGAATTAGACAACGAGTTCAATCAAAGACTTGCTAACACTCCATGCGATAATCATTGTAAAAACATTATTCAAATTTATTCATCATTTTTATTTAGAGTTAGACCAAGTAGAGATTTTGGTTCTATGCAAGATGAACCAAGTTTAGAATCATTTTTAAAAGATTCTGATCTTGAGGGTAACAATTTAAACTCTGTAATTAAACAAGCACAAAACTATGCGTCTATTTATGGTCATTGTTTTTTAATGTTAGATAAACCAAATGTAACTACAAACACTAGAGCAGAAGAATTAGATCAAGATATTAGACCATACTTATCAATAGTTACTCCAGAGAATGTTTTAGATTGGAATTTTGAAAGACAAGTTAATGGTAAGTATGAACTTAATTATTTAAAAGTTAGAGAAGAAGTTGATAGAAAAGGTGGCACATACATGAGAATTTGGTATCCAGATAGAATAGATACTATTTACATGGAAGAAAGATCAGAGCCTAAATTAATAGATACTGTACCCAATATGATTGGCAAAATACCAGCAGTTATTTTATACAATTCTAAATCTCACAAAAGAGGAATTGGTCAATCAGATTTAACAGATATTGCAGACTTACAAAAATCTATCTACAACGAATACTCTGAAATGGAACAACTAATCAGATTAACTAACCACCCATCATTAGTTAAAACTCCAAGTGTAAATGCAAGTGCTGGTGCTGGTGCAGTAATTGAAATGCCAGACGAACTTGAGCCAAACTTAAAACCATATTTACTTCAACCATCTGGTCAGAACTTACAAGCAATCATGGAGTCTATAAATAACAAAGTAGATTCTATAAATAGAATTGCACATACCGGTGCTGTTAGAACTCAAAAAACAGGGATTACTTCTGGTGTTGCACTTCAAACAGAATTTGAATTGTTAAATGCAAGACTTTCAGAGAAAGCTGATAACTTACAAATAGCAGAAGAACAACTATTTAGATTATATGCTATGTTCCAAGATGCTACATTTGATGGAGAAATTAATTATCCAGATTCATTTAACATTAGAGATTATGCAAGTGATCTTGTTTACTTCCAACAAGCTAAAGCATTAAACATTGGCTCTCCAACTTTTGCTAAAGAAGTTGATAAAGAAATTGCTAGAGCAGTTGTTGATGATGATGCTAAACTAAATGATATATTTGATGAAATAGACCAAGCATCAGAAGTAGGTCAATTCACTCAAGACGAAATACAACAAGAAACAGTAGCTGAAGAAGAAATTTAATGAATGTCAGATATAGTAAAAGATTTAACGAATTATCGAATTAAAGGCATAGAACGAGCCGAAATAGAATACTACAAACAACTCACACAAACACTAGATAGAATAGAAGCACAGATCGTAGCACTTGCAGATCAACAACTTCCAAGACAAGCTGGTAAATTAATTGAACTACAAAGTGCTGTAGCAATAAGACCAAAGATCAAAGCAATACTTGATAAAGAATATTTACCATTTGCAGATAGAGTTGTTAGAAAAGGATTTGGCGAACAAGCTAAACGAGTAGAAAGACAATTTAAAACTATTGGATTAATACCACCTGAATTTCAAGAATTAACTAAGGGAGATTTAGCTTTAGTACAGAACTTAAAACAACAATATTACACACAGTTTAAAGATGTATCTAATAACTTCACAAGAATACTATCAGATAAAGTTTATCAGAATACACTAGTTGGAACTGAATTTACTGTATTAGAGAAAGAATTAAGGGAGTCAATTAATGGAATCTATGCTACTTCCAGCGACCCAGCAGTAAATAGATTGGTGGATTATGTAAAAAACAATAGAGATAACCCAGCATTAGCATCAAGAGTAGATAGTGCAGTTAAGATACTTCAAAGTAAATATGCAAGTACAAGAGTTGGCGAGAATATGAAAAGATATGCTGGTCAAATATTAAACGATTCATTAAGAGATTTTGATGCGACTCTAAACTTTAATAAGTCTAAAGATGCTGGACTTACATTTGTAAAATACTATGGAGATGTAATACCAACCACAAGAGATATTTGTAGAAGAATGGTAAGTGGAAGTTTAGACAAAAGAGCAAATGGATTATTTACTATAGAAGAAATACAAGATATTTGGGCTAGTAGAAGTTGGTCAGGTAAAAAAGGTGGAAACCCTATGATTGTAAGAGGTGGCTATAATTGTAGGCATCAGTTTTCATATGTTAATCCTGATTGGTATGAGGAAGATGGAGATGAGTCAGAAATATTGGAAGAAGCTACACCAATTATTAAAAAAGAATCTAAAATTAATGTTACATCACTTGCTAATCCAATTACATTAGCAAATATAAAAACAGTACCTTTAAAACAATCACAAACAAGAATTAATAAAACAGTACAAGAGGGATTTAATGATTCAAGATACCCTAGAAATCCAGATGGAAGTGTTAAAAATAGATACAATGGAAAACAATATATTGGAAAAACAAATCTAAATAATATGTCAGAAGAAGATGCAACTAAAATATCAGTTATTTTTGATGAATTAAACGATCTTGCAAATAAATATAATATACCAAAATTAAGAGGAATAGTATCAACAAGAAGAATGAGTGCTATAGCATCTATGGGAGATGGTGTTTTAAATATAAACCCAAACAACCTTAATTTTAAATTTAGAACAAAAACCAATTTAGACTTCTATAATAGAAAATATAATACAAAATTAAAAACTTTAAAAAATTGGAAATATGGAGATAATCCTGATTTAAAACCTTTTGGTTCAGAATTTTATTTTGACAATGATTTAGATATGTTGAGAAGTGTTTTATATCACGAATTTGGTCATCATATACATCAGATGAGATATGTTACAAAAGATACAAAAGACTATGGTGCAAGATTTATACCTAAAGTTGAATCTCAATTAACACAAATGACTGATAGATTTATAATGAAAACACCAACCAAATATGCAAAATCAAATGCCAAAGAATTTTTTGCTGAAAATTTTTCTTTATATCATATGGGTAGAGAGGATTTGGTTGATGAAAAATTTATTAAATTTTTAAAGGAGATAGAAGAATGATAGAAGAAGCTAGAAAAATATTTAATAAGGAAAATTTAACTTTAGATGATTATAACAAATTTATTGAATTAGAAAATAAAATGAAATCAAGTTATGATAAATTTGAATATACTTGGTTAGCAGAGGGTTTTAAATTAAGACTACCTGAAATAGCAGAAAAAGTAGGTAGTTATTCTTTTATAAAAAATCAAGATTTTTGACAATCACAAATATTAGTGATAAAGCACAATAATTAACCAATAGGAGTCTTATGACGCAAGAAACAGAGGCAGTTCAGCCGAATAACGAACAAGCAGAAACACCAAAAGAAGAAGTAAAAGTAGATGCACCAAAGCAACAAACTTTCACTCAAGAACAATTAGACAACATAATAAAAACAAGACTTGAAGCAGAAAAAAATAAGTATGAGAAAAAACTTCAAGAAGAAGAAAAACAAAAACAAGAAATCTTAAAACAAGAACAACTTAAAGAAGCAAAAACTAAATCTGATCTTGAAAAGATTATGCAAGAAAGATTATCTGAAAAAGAACAAGAACTTGCTAAAGTTAAAGATCAAATAAAAAAAGAAAAAGTAGATAATTCAATACTTTCGATTGCTAATAAAGAAAAATCTATTAACGCACAGCAAGTAGTAGCTTTGTTAAAAAACGAAGTTAAGTACAATGATGATGGTAGAATAGAAGTAGTTGATAATAATTCTAATGTACGTTATAACTCAAATGGAGAACTACTTACAATAGAAGATCGAGTTAAGGAGTTTTTAGATAGCAACCCACATTTCCGTCAAGGGTCGTTGTCTGGTTCAGGAAGCCAGAGTGCTATTGGTGGTAAAACTGTTAAACCTTTTAATCTACAGGACTTGGACTTAACAAAACCAGAAGATCGAAAAGCCTATGCAGAATATAGGAAAAAACGAGATTCAGGTGCTGTTGAGATTAATTTAACAAAATAACCTTAATAGGATAATAAAATGGCAAACGAAAGCACAAGTTCTACACTCTCGGAACTATATACTGAGATTGTAGCAGAAGCACAATTCGTAGCTTCTGAAAAATCCATCATGAGAAACTTAGTTAAAAACTATACGATCACAGGTGGTGGTAAAGCAGTTGAAGTTCCTGTTTATGCACAAGTAAGTGCGGCGGCAGTAGCAGAAGCAACTGATTTATCTAACACAGCAATCAACCCAAGTTCAGTAACTATTACTGCATCTGAGGTTGGTGTTATGACAACTTTAACAGACTTAGCAAGAAATTCAGCACCAAGAAATGTTGCTGGAGATATTGGTAAATTGTTTGGAGAAGCACTAGCAAGAAAACAAGACGCAGATTTAACTGCATTGTTTGATGGCTTT